GTTTGACTGAAGAAGCAGTTGAAGATAATCTATATGATAGTCTTTCAGCTCGTTATACTAAAGCTCTTGCTCGTTCAATGGCAAATACTAAGCAAGTTCGTGCAGCTAATGTTTTAAACAATGGCTTTAACGGTGCTTTCTTAGGTGGCGATAATGTATCATTATTTGGTACTAACGCTGCAGCAGCTGTTGTTAATCACCCTACGGTGGCCGGTGGTACAAACTCAAACAGACCAGCAGTTGGTGTGGATTTATCTGAGGCAGCACTAGAAGCCGCAGTGATTCAAATCGCAGCTTGGACTGATGAACGTGGTCTATTAATCGCGGCTAAACCTCGCAGATTAGTAATTCCACCAGCACTACAATTTGTTGCAACTCGTTTATTAGATACTCAGCTTAGACCGGGTACTGCTGATAACGATATTAATGCAATGAGAACAAATGGTTCAATTCCAGAAGGTTATTCAGTAAATCACTTTTTAACTGACGCGAATGCATTCTTCTTAACTACTGATGTACCTAATGGTATGAAGCATTTCGAAAGAACACCATTAACTACATCTATGGATGGCGATTTTGACACAGGTAATGTTCGATACAAAGCCCGTGAGCGTTATTCATTTGGCTGGTCTGACCCGCTAGGTATTTGGGGTTCACCAGGTTCTACTTAATTGTAAGTAGTTCCACTCCCTGAAAAACCCCACTCCTCTCTGTGGGGTTTTTCTTTTTTACGGTATAATTATGTTATGCAATATTTAATAAACATGTTTGGTGTTAGCGTTGTATGTATAATTGCGTCTATATTGGGTGGCTTTTGTAATTACAATATTAAAAAAGCTAAAGGACGAACTCCACTAGGGGGGCACGTAAAATGGCACGTCGAGAGAAAACGCGCTCGTATAGAGTTTATGCTTTCCGTATTTGTTGCAGCAGTTTCTGCTGAGTTTTTTGTTCCCCCTATTATTTATCAATTTGGACTTCATATAACATTTTCTCCAGCTATAGCTTTTTTTATAGGGTATAGTGGCATGCGATTGATTCCTATGATGGAACGAAAAATATCTAAAGCTCTTGATAAGTTAGGGTAAACTAATGATTATGCGTAGTGTATGAACAAACCAATTGGTTATAATTCTTCTATCAGCAATGCTGAAATTTAATATAAAGGAGAACTATCATGGCTTGGACTACACCTTCAGCAACAGAAATGAGATTTGGATTTGAAGTAACAATGTACGTAATGAATAAATAGTTGTTAAAATAGAGACATAAATTAACAACAAACTTAAAGGGGCCTCGGTCCCTTTTTTGTTGTATAATGGCATGAAAACGTGTAACATTAATTATCTGGGTAAAACCAGCTTATCAGACTGCCCCAGCAGACGCATACACGACTGATAAGCTTTAACTTTGTATGGAGAAACAATTATGTCAAGAACTACTTTTTCAGGTCCCGTTGCCTCAACTAACGGATTTATCCCAACATCATTTGTAGCAATCGATGTTACCCCCGCCGCAGCTCTTACCGTAGCTCAATTAACTACAGGAAAAATTACTTCAACTTCTGCCGCAGCCGTTGCAATTACATTACCTACTGCCGCACTTTTAAGCACAGGAATAGCTGCTGTTGCAGGACAAGAATTTATTTTTATAGTAGATAACACAGCCGGAGCTAATACTGTAACACTTACTCTAGGTGCAGGCGGAGCAGTTTCTGGTTTAGGTGCACTTGTAGGTGCCACATTTGGATTACTTACAATTACTGCAGCAGCAGACATAGCTAAATGTAGCTTAATATTCACCGGCGGCGATGGTATAACACCTGGTAGTGCTACAGGATATAGATATACACGTCTAGCTTAATTAGGAGATAGATATGGAACAAACAGATATTTGGTCGATTAATCCATCTACTTCCGCTACATTTTTTAAAACTGCAGCAGTTGTTACAGGAGGAGTATTTCCTAGAGCATTAACATTAACTAACACTAACCCTGTTGTCGCTAAAGAAGGCGCAGGATATAGACTTGTGTTTACTTCTGCAGGCAATGACAGTGGTATTACATTTACTATTAATGGAGCTGTTGTAGGTAATCTTGTGGATGGTCCTAGTAGCGTTAATTATCCTGAAGTAATAACCGGCGGAAATGCCGGTGCTGTTAACTCAGTATACTATTATTCAAGAATAGATAGCATTGTAATTAGTGCTGCCGCTGCAGGTACCGTTGCCGTAGGTACAGTAGGAAGTTTAGCTTTACCTCGTTGTAGAGTTAAAGGCTTTTATATAGTAGGTGGAGCTGGAGCGGGAAGTTTAAAAATAGACCGTCACACTCATACAGTTACTGCTGGAACTCCAACTACAGTTACTCCTGGAATAGCTGATAATATATTAGATGTCACTACACCAGTAGGAGCTACATTAACTCAATTCTTATCATTACCTGGACAAGGTATTCTGACAGGTCAACAACACAATGACTTTGGTGTAGTAGTTGATACTGGACTAACAGATTACACTCTATTCTGTGGATAATAATGCATGAAAAACCCAAACCAACCGAACAACAGGAACGCCTAGAAGAACTTAGGCGTTGGTTTGAGGCACTTGGAGATTGTGTATAGTGGCAACAGTAAAAAAACGAGGAATGGGGATAAAGACTTCGGTTAAGTCAGGTAACTTTAGAAAGACTAAGACAGGAGCTGGGATGACAACGAAAGGTGTTAAAGCCTATCGGAAAGCAAACCCAGGTAGTAAGCTTAAAACAGCTGTAACAGGAAAAGTAAAAGCCGGTTCTAAAGATGCAAAGAGACGTAAGTCCTTTTGTGCTAGAAGTGCAGGACAAGCTAAGAAGTTTCCTAAAGCTGCTAAAGACCCTAATTCTAGACTTAGACAGGCACGTAAACGATGGAAATGTTAAACATGGACGATTCGACGAAACACTTATTAGACCTTGCGTCTATATTCACAGCGGTAGGAACCTTACTAACATGGCTCCCTCACTTAGCTGCAATCTTCACTATTCTTTGGACCGGTATTAGAATCTATGAGACTAAAACTATTCAGAAAATGATAGCAAACAGAAAAGCAAAAAAACACAAAAAGGCAATTAACGATGCCCGTAGTAAGTAAGAAGCAAGGAAAGTTTATGCAGGCGGTGGCTAATAGCCCTAAGTTTGCCAAGAAAGTAGGTGTTAAACAATCAATCGGACGAGAGTTCACTAAGGAGAAAGACATGAAAAAAGCAGTAAAGAAAATGAATATGGGTGGTATGGCAGATAGAGAAGGTCGCGCTATGGCGACTGGTCGTTATGCTAATGACCCTAGAATGATGGCGGATGCACGTGGTCGCGCTATGATGAAAAAAGGTGGTAAGGTTAAAAAAATGAGAGAAGGTGGTAATACATCTAAAATGAATGAGCTTGAAGAATTAGGTAGAGTTAATGCTGAAAAAGGTTATTCTGCTAAAGGCAAAAGAAATCTTAAAGATGAAAAAGCTCGTGTTGTAAGAGAAATTAAAAACAAAAAAGCTGGCGGTAAAGTAGGATATAAAGCTGGCGGTATGATGGCTGATAAAGAAGGTCGTGCTATGGCAGCAGGTAAACTAAAAGGTTCTCCAGCTAAGATGGCAGATGCTAGAGGTAGAGCTATGAAAACAGGTGGTATGCTAGCAAGAACCGGTGGCTCTTCAGCTAAAATGAAAGCTAAAGGCAAAGCTATGAAAGCAGGCGGGACTGTTAAAGGTCGCGGTAATGCATCTAAACGAGCAGACGGTATTGCTCAACAAGGCCACACACGCGGACGCCACGTTTAAGGAGAATTAGAAATGACTAAAGAAGAAAGACTGGCTAAAAGAAAAGCAGATATGAAACGAATAAAGAAGAATTTACCTATTAGCAAAGTTAAGCCAAGAATATCTGCCAATGAAAGAAGAGATAAAAGGAACGCAGATTTTTCAGCTAAAGTAAAAGAAGTTAACAGTAATAAAAAAGCTAAACAAAAACTTAAAGATGAAAAAAGAATAGCGGCTAGAAACAAAGTAGTGAATAGAATTACTACAGATAAAAACAAAAGAATTGCTGCGGATAAAGATAGAAGAGCTACTAACAGAAAAAAAATAGAAATTGTACAGCTAAAGAAAAAACAAAAGAAACAAATGGATACGCTGAAGAAAAAATTAAAGGCAAAGAGTAAAACTCCAAAACCTGGAAATAAATCTAACGCTCCTAATCCTTTTAATAACATAAATCCACCGGCAAAACGCCAAGGTCCAGGTCGTCCTACTATGACTTCTATGGTAGCAAAACCACCTAAACCTAGAAATAAAAATGTTACTAGAAGACCTAAAAGACCTAGTAAACAAGGAAGTTTTGGTCGATAGATGAGAGCTTCTCGTGGAATGGGGATTATAATGCCAAGCAAATGTTGTAGTAAGGTATTGTCACGCCCCTCCACCTGTGCTTCTAAACCTAAGAAGTCATATAAAAAGGGTGGTACAGTAAAAGATGCTTGTTATAAAAAAGTAAAGGCTAGTTACAAAGTCTTTCCTAGTGCTTATGCTTCTGGCGCTATTGCTAAATGTAGAAAGAAAGGCAAATAATGGCAGTACGTAAAACCAAAAAAGGACTAGCTTTAAAACGTTGGTTCAAAGAAGATTGGAAAGATGTAAGTACGGGTAAAGCTTGTGGTAGGAAAAAAGGTGATAAACGCGGTACACCTTATTGCAGACCCAGTAAACGAGTATCTAGTGAAACTCCAAAGACATCTGGAGAAATGACAGCAGCACAAAAGAAGTCTAGGATTGCTCAAAAGAAAAGTCTTGGACAACCAGCGGGCAAACCACGTAGAGTGGCTTCCCTTACAAGGAGAAATACAGTGAAGAAGATGAAAGAAGGTGGTATGCTAAAAGCAGTACCCGAAGACAAGAAAAAAAGCTTAGGTAAATTACCTACTCCAGTCCGTGAAAAAATGGGCTTTATGAAAGAAGGGGGGTCTACTAATAAAGAGATAAACGCCATGCAATCCATAGGTGCAGCGGCTTTAAAGGGTGCAAAAAGCTATAAAAAAAGACAAGAAGATATCAGCAAAAAAATGGACGCTCAATATAAAAGTGATGTTAAGAAATTTAAAGATGACAAAAAAGGATTAAAAGAAGGTGGAATGATAATTGTAGATAGACAATATCTTAAAGGTAAATAATAATGGCTACAACGAATACACATAACTTTAATTTAGATTTAAACTTGCTTGTTGAAGAAGCATTTGAAAGATGCGGAGCAGAGTTAAGAACAGGATATGATTTAAGGACAGCTACTCGTAGCTTGAACTTATTAACTATTGAATGGGCTAACCGAGGAATCAACTTATGGACTGTAGAAACAGGGTCTATACCGTTGGTTGCAGGTACAGCCACTTACGATTTGCCCGCGACTACCATCGACCTCATGAGCCAAGTCATAAGAACTGGGACAGGAACGACTCAGTCTGACATAGCTATTACTAGGGTGTCAAATCCTACTTACGCATCTATCCCAAGTAAGAACGACACGGGCAGACCGATACAAATCTATCTTGATAGACAAGCAGTAATTCCAACAGTAACTATGTGGCCTATCCCTAATGACGCAAGCTATACTTTTGTCTATTGGTTCTTAAAAAGATTAGACGATGCAGGTACTGGTGTAAACACACAACACGTACCATTTAGATTTTTACCCTGCTTAGTTGCAGGACTTGCTTATTACTTGTCTATAAAAATACCAGAAGCAGCACCAAGAATATCAATGTTAAAAGCAGAATATGAAGAGCAGTGGCTACTCGCATCTACAGAAGATAGAGAAAAAGCTACATTATCTATAACACCAAGAAGTTCATACGTTTAGGAGATAGTAATGGCTGGACCAACTAAAAAAGAAATAGAAAAAATAATGAGAGACCCAAACTCACCTGAGAGAAAAGTCTATGATAAATTTCTTAAAGGAAATCCTTTATTTCCAGATTTAGATAAGGTAGGTAAGAAAGATGAGAAAGTTGAGAAAGATAAGAAAGTAAAAAAAGCATCAGGCGGAATATTAAAAGCTGCACCTAATGAAGGTGTTACAAAACTACCTAAAGATATTCGTAACAAAATGGGCTTTTTAAAAAAAGGCGGTAAAGTTAAAGGCTATAAAAATGGTGGTAAAGTTAAAAAATGTAGAATGGATGGTATAGCACTTCGAGGTAAAACTAGAGCCAAACAAAGAAGTAAATAATGAGCAATAAGTTTACAACTAATAAGAACGCTATTGCAGACTGTGATGTCTGTGGGTTTCAGTTTAAGCTAAAGACTTTAAAAAGTTTATTTGTAAGAACGACACAAACGAATATACTAGCAT